CGTATTAGAAGATATTTCGGATTGGTGATAATTGATACCTCTGCACAAGGAGATGATTCAATAGCGGATGACTTTATTAAGAATAATCCATATGGTGATGATGTTTATGCAATTTACACTAATCAGTGGTTAGTTCGTGAACATCTGCACTGGTATGGTAGAGCTGGGTGGTTTAAAGTATTCACTGGTGATGGGACTCATCAACCATTTATTATTAAACCTGAAGCTGGGAAGGTCGTAACTCCTGATATGGATCAGGATAGGGTAATTGATGTACCTGAAGAGATGCGTGGTGACTTTGAGTTCGATTTAATCACTGCTCTCCAGGATAAAGCTGGTATATCAGTTTCTGCTACTGATAGATTCTTTCCAGATACTACTAACCTTAAGAAGTGCTTTGATTTACCGCAGTATGGACCTGATGTTGTCAAGTTTGACTTTTATGATAAAACTGATAAGTTAATCTATAGATTTAATAAGTCGATCGAATCCATTCCTCGTGATAAAATCATATTCATTCGATACGATATTGGTGTTACTGGAGATAATTGTGGATTAGCTATAGCTTATTTTGATAAGTGGTATGTACTTAAAGATTTAGCTGCTGCTGATAAATTTTCTTCGCCAAAAGAAGTTAGATTCCCTATAATCAATATCCCATTAGCAGTCGGTATCAATCGATATGAGGGTACTGAAACTCCTATATCTCATCTATTTGAGTTTATTATGGACTTAAATGATATATTTGAGATTGGATGTTTCACAGCTGACCAGTTTGCCAGTAGACAGTTACTTCAAGACTTAAAACGTGAAGGTGTAACTAATCAGTACCTTTCTGTTGATAGAACTGACGAAGCATACGTATATACCAAGTCCTTAGCTAATCGTGGATTATTACATATGCCTGGTAATGTACTTCTTGAAACTGAGTTTTGTCAACTTAGAAGGGTTGGTAATAAGATAGATCACCCTGCTACTGGATGTTTTTGTGGAAGTACAGAGATTCTAGTGAAAACGTTAGATAATATAATTACTACGAAGTCTATTGAGTCACTGGTAACTGACTATGAATATTTTAAAGTATTAACTTTAGACTCGAACTATCATTGGTCTTGGCAGTTAATAACTAAGGTGTGGTTAACAAAATATGTATCGACTCTAGTTAAATTAGAATTTAGTGACGGTAATATATACTACTGTACTGAAAATCACCTTATTTTAACATCTCAAGGATACAAGCAAGCAGTAGATTTAACTGAGGATGATGAAATCATAAATATAATTTAATTCATGCCGAATTAATAAGCTGACTTAGGGAGGGGAGTCATGACCTCTCCCAAGGTCAGTGATCGACATGAATATCTTAAATTGTTAATTAATTAGGCATGAATGAATTTGAAAAAGCATGTCATCAGTGGGTAGAAACTGGTGATTGGAAAGATTTTTATAAAATCTTTTCTACTGAGAATCATTTAACATTTGATTATGTAAATGATTATTGTTCTAAATTAGGTAGAGCTTATCCGAGTTGGTTGACTAAATCTACTAAATTAATTCTATATAATCTGAAAGAATTGATTGAGAAATATAATGAAGGTGAATCAACTTGTACTCTAAGTGAAGAATATAATATTCCTAGAACTACCTTACAAGGAGTATTGAGTCCACTTCTTATTTTAAGAGATCGACATGAAGCATTTAATGTAGCTATAGAAAAAGGTAGGATTCAGTCAATTGATGGAGGTTATTGCGGTGACTCAATTGGATATCATTTGGATGAGATAGTATATCTAAGAAGTAGTTATGAATTAGCTTACCTACAACAATTAAAATCTGATCCAGACATTACTTCTATTCAATTTGAAAAATTAGCTATACCATATAAAGATCATTCTGGATTATCTAGGACTTATATCCCAGATTTTAAGATATCATTTGGAACTAGAATTGAAGTACATGAAGTAAAACCTCAAGAATTCCTAGAAGATGAATTTAATAAGCTTAAGTTTGAAGCTGCTAAAGCTTATTGTGAATCTAAAGGTTGGATTTTCAGAATAATAACTGAAAATGAAATTGATTGGAATTTATATCCAAATTGGGGTGATACTAACATAGTAAATCAGGAAGAGTATGCTAAATTAATTCAAAAACCAGATGGGTTCATAACCCATATTTATCAAGGTACTTATGATTATAAAGAGCATCCTTTAACTAATCATGAGGTTACTTACTCTTCAATCATGGATTACATTAATTCTAAACCAAAATATTCTGTGACAATATATGATATTTATGATATTATATCTAGGAATGGAATAATTACTAGGCTCCGTGATGAAGCTCCAGAAGATGAAAAGGATATAAGAAGATGGATGTGTAAATACCTTGCAGATGTAGCGATGAATAATACTGCATTTGATTTGATAAAATTAGAATATCAAACTAAAGGTATTAGAGATTTTGGTTTAAAAACTGAGAATGATATACGATCATATCTTGAATCTAGAGGTAGAGAAGTCTCCATTGGGGATGTTTATGAAGTATTAGGTTATACTAGAAATAAAGCTCTCAGATATACTTATGATGTACTCAAAATAGATCCTTATGAAATTGTTGAAGAAATCAATAATAAACTTGGATATACCAGTTCCAGTATTTGATCTGGAAGTTCCTACTTCTAATCATAATTTCTGTTTAGGTAATGGTGTAGTTGTACATAATTCAAAAGATATTGCTGACTCAGTATCTGGAGCTGTATATAACCTTTATCAGAATATTGATAAGGCTGGACAACTATCAGTTAAATATAAGGTCAACCAGTATGCTAAACAAATAGAAGATCGTACATCACAAGGAAAGGATCTTACTACTTTCCAAGATATGATGCAATCAATATATGGAGG